GTCAAGGATTTGGAAGGTCAAGCCACGGTAAATGTTGCGTTCACTGAGAAGCTGCGCGCGCACCCGATCGTTGGGGACATGAGTAATTTCAAGCAAAAGAAAAGTCAAGGTACATGGGGGGCGATTATTTTCTGTCCTTTCCTGATTGCTCAAATGCTTGGTGTTTAACTGAATTAGCCCTGGGAGATCATGAACATGAGTAAGAAAGTATTGATAGGTTGCCGGTTGCCGCATGGCCTGGTATTGGAATGCCGAGGTGTGTCGGTGACATTAAAAGGCAAAAATAGCCGCGTTGTCGCTGGCTTGTATGTGCCGGAGCAAGACTTTGCAACAACTGAGGTTGATGCTGATTTTTGGGAGGCTTGGAGTAAAGAGCATTCCACTTTCCCGGCAGTCACATCAAACAGCATTTTTGTTGCGAAGGATTCATCGAGCGCGGAGGCTGTCGCGAAAGAATTGCGTGCAGAATCCACCGGGTTTGAACAGCTCGATCCTGCTAAAGAGAAAGACGTTAAGAAACTGGATAAAGAATGACCGTCGTAGCCTTCGATCCTGCCACGTTTAAAGTTAGATATCCTGAGTTTGCCGGGGTTTCTGATGGAAGGCTACAAGCATGTTTTGATGAAGCCGGGTTATATTTGGCGAATACGGATTCCAGCATTGTGCAGAATATCTCTAAGCGAACGTTGCTCCTTAACATGCTCACTGCTCACATTGCGTTTGTTGGCGGGGCGTTGAGTGTTGACGGACAGACTAGGCCTGTCGGTCGGGTATCGCAAGGATCGGAAGGTACGGTGAGTGCTGCTTTTGAAGGCCCCCCGCCCGGATCGGCGCAATGGTTCCAGCAAACACAATACGGCGCATCGTTTTGGCAGGCCACAAGCAATTTGCGTGGCTTCAAATATATTTCCAATCCAACAACATGGTAAGCAAAACCGAACAATACCTGATGAACATTGCAAACCGAATGGGTAATGGTTCAGTGTCTGTTGGATTTGCTGAGGGGCGTGGGTATGCTGACGGCACAAGCTTGGCCCAGGTGGCATTTCAGAATGAGTTTGGCGCGCCATCCAAGGGACAACCTGCACGTCCATTTTTCCGCAGGATGGTCGCTAAAGAGGCGCCGGGATGGGCGCCTCAAATAGGCAGACTTGCGGCGGAAGGTAGATCGGGTGCGAATATATTGCGGGTTATGGGCGAAGATATTCGCGGCGGAATTATGGATAGCATTAATAACTTCACTGATCCGCCGTTATCGCCAGAAACGATCGCTCGCAAAGGATTCTCTAAACCGCTGATTGACTCGCATTATATGGTTGATAACGTCACTTATACGGTTGAGGATTGACATGGATCTGCGCGGAATCGCCAATAACGTAGCGACCACGGTAAACCAGAATATCCCGGTTACTGTGTTGCGTTCGACTGGCTACACCATCGGGCCTGGGCGTAAGCAAGTTCCATCATATGCTGCACCGATATCGGGATTCGGGCAAATGCAAGCGCTTGATGCCAAAGATTTGCAACAACTGGACGGCCTCAATATCCAGGGGAAAATCAAGGCTGTGTATTTGTACGGGGAACTTGCTGGCGTAATTCGCCCGGACGGAAGCGGCGGCGACATTGTGCAAATTGACGGCAAAGACTGGTTAGTTGTTAAGGTTTTGGAAGGTTGGTCAACTTGGACTAAAGTGGCATGTACACTACAAGCATAACGGTCGATACTGTAATCGACGCCCTCGGGGATTTCTTGGAACCCTTTGTTGACGGTGCAGAAATTGTCCGAGCACAAGTTAACCGCGTATCAATGCCGCCCCTGCCGTGCGTCGTACTTACTGAATTGTTTCATATCGATTTGCGGGTTCCAAGTCAAGATTATGATGAAGTTAATGACGAAGCTTTGTTATCGGCGTCCAACCGGTTGGATATCCAGGTAGATTTTTATGGCGAAAGTGCCGGGGATTATTGCCGGAGTGTGGAAACCGCATTCCGGACGATGTGGGGATTCGATCAATTCCCGGCAGGAATAAAACCGCTGTATACTTCCGATGGAATTCAGTCCCCATTGATAAGCGGGGAGCAACAATATGTATCGCGGTGGACTCTGACAGTATCAATGCAATATAACCCGGTCGTAGCAGTTCCCCAGGAGTTTGCAGAAGAAGCCACAGCAACCGCAATTGCAGCAGATGTACTTTATTAACCATGAGGTGAAACCATGACAATACCAGTCAGTTCGATAGTCTCAGTCAATCCCGGCGTGATCGGTGCTGGCGGTAGTCCGCTGGCGCTGAATGGGGTTATTCTTTCAAAAAGTTTATTTATTCCCACCAGCACAGTGCAATCGTTCGCGGATGCCGATGCGGTAAGCGCCTATTTCGGCCCAGCATCAACCGAATACGCACTGTCGCAGGTGTATTTCGCGGGATACGATAACTCCACAATTAAGCCTGGAACATTATTCTTCGCACCATTTGTGGACGTTGCTCGCGCCGGTTGGCTGCAATCTGGATCACTCGCCGGAATGAGTTTGGCCGATCTGCAAGCATTGGGTAGCGGCACGGTTATAGTCACTGTTGACGGCGTGTCCAAAACATCCAGTTCCATTGCACTGGGAGCTATTGCTAGCTTTAGTGCCGCCGCCACCGCGATTGCTGCGGCTTTCACAGGTTCGCCGCTGACTTGTACATGGGATGCGGTGCGCAGCGTGTTTGTGCTGACAAGCGCAACAACCGGCGCCACGTCAACAATGAGTTTTGCAACCGGCACCTTATCCGCAGGTCTTAAGCTGACGAGCGCGACCGGGGCCGTTCTGTCTGCCGGTTCCGCCGTCGATACGCCATCCGGCGCCATGGATAAAGTCAAAGCTGCTACTCAAAATTGGGTAACATTCGCAACGATGTGGGAGCCGCTGCTTGCAGATAAACAACTATTTGCAGCGTGGGCTACGTTGCAAGGTTCCCGATACATGTATGTTGCATGGGATACCGACACACAGGCCACCACGTCAGGATCGTCTACTGCGTTCGGCGCAGTGGCTAAGGGGTTGGAATATGATGGCGTGATGTGCGTGTATAACACCGCGAGCTTGGCTGTATTTGTTCTTGGTTTGGTCGGTTCAATCGATTTTTCCCGTACGAATGGCCGTGCCGCTGGAGCTTTCAAATCGCAGTCTGGATTTACTCCTAGCGCGACTGACAAAACGACCGCAGATATCTTGCTTGCCAATGGATATAGTTTTTATGGTTCATATGCAGAAGCAAGTTCTCAGTTCAATTTCCTGTATGACTGCAATCTCCCTGGTAAATGGGAATGGTTGGATACATTTGTCGATCAGGTTTACTTAAACAGTCAGTTCAGGGCGTCGTTGATTGCATTGTTAACCAGCATCGGCTCGGTTCCTTACAACGAACAAGGGTACTCGTTGATCCGGGCGGCAATGATTGATCCAATATCTGCCGCGCTAAATTTCGGCACAATCCGAGCGGGCGTAACTTTATCGGAAAGTCAGAAAGCACAGGTCAATGCTGCCGCCGGTCGCAGTGTAGGGCAAACTATAGAACAGCAAGGGTATTATCTGCAAATTCTCGATCCTGGTGCCAATGTTCGCGCGGCTCGCGGCACTCCTGTTATCAATTTCTGGTACACCGACGGCGGATCGATCCAACGAATCAATATCGCATCAATTGACATACTGTGAGGATAAAATATCATGGCAACTACTACGATAACCAGCGCAAATAGTATCCTTACAATGATTGTTCCGGGGCTATTCCCGGTTCCAGTGGCAATTCAGGGATACTCGACGGACGACGCTTTTATGCTTGATGCGCTCGATTTGGCCGAGACAGTTATGGGTGTGGACGGCAGAATGTCTGCGGGATAAGTGCCCAAAGAGGTCAAACTGACAGTCACATTGCAGGCGGACAGCGCGAGCAAGGATTTCTTTGCGATACTGACTCAAGCGGTTAAGACTGCGCGCGAGGTGTTTTACATGTCCGCTACGTTGAGCTTGCCATCAACTGGCGAGGCGTTCACATTCACGCGCGGCATTCTCACTAGCGTTGAGCAGCTGCCTTCTGCAAAGAAAATGCTGCAACCGCAGAAATTTGTTATTACTTGGGAAAGCGTGAACCGCGCAATATTGTAATTTAATCGATCAATGCCGGCCCTTTAACGTTCTGTATCTCCCAGGGCGGGGGCTGGCGCCCATATGGAGATAATATGGCCAGAAACGTAACGACGTACACCGTGACCGATGACAACCGGGATAACGGCAAAACATTCCAGATAACTGAAATGCCAGCGGCGCAAGCTGAAGCGTGGGCGATGCGGGCGATACTTGCGCTCATGGACGGCAAGGCTGATCTTCCCGAAGGAATTGAACTTGAAGGTATGGCGGGCTTGGCTAGGCTCGGAATTAAAGCTCTCGCCGGGTTGCGCTGGGATGTTTTGGAACCTCTAATGCAGGAAATGTTCACCTGTGTCCAGATCATCCCCGATCCGGCGCGCCCCAATATCGTGCGCCCTCTAATCGATCAAGATATCGAAGAAATAATGACTCGCGTGAAACTGCGCGGCGAAGTGTGGGCATTACACACGGGTTTTTCAGTGACCGCCGCCCTCTCGAAATCCCCGCAAGCGGCGGTCAAAAAGGAAAATACGCGGAATACCAAAATATAACGGCATTGATCGGGATATTAATATCCCGCAAACTTGCAACACTGCACGAACTGCAAACGGTGTATAGTCTCAAAGATGCATACGACTTAATGGAAATATTGATAATCGATGCCTACAATAATCGACAGTCTAATAGTTAAGCTCGGTCTTGATAACTCAGAATTTATTGCGAAAAGCAAGAAAACTGGGGAAACGACCGACAAGTTGGACAAAGACCTCAAGCAATCCGCCAAAAGTGGAAGCGAGAGTTTCCAGACGCTATCGAAAGGTGCCGTGCAATTTCTGGCGATTATCGGCGGTACGGTGGCGGTTAAACGCTTCATTGAGCAGACGGTTGACACGAATTCCCATTTATTTCGGTTATCCCAGAATCTTAAAGAGAATGTAGATACTATTTCTGCATGGTCCAATGCTACGGAACTTGCTGGGGGTAGTGCATCGGGATTACAGGGCACAATGGATATGTTGAGCCGTGCACAAACTGAATTGCAATTGACCGGGCAGTCCGCGTTAATTCCGTATTTTTCGGCTCTCGGGATATCCCTTGCTGATGTGAATGGTAAAGCTAAACCTGTATCCACAATTTTGCTCGAACTTGCTGATCGTTTTTCCAGCATGGATCGAACTACCGCGAACAATATGGGGCGTATGTTCGGCATCGACCAAGGCACCATGAATTTGCTGCTACAAGGGCGTGCTGCGGTTGAAGATGTTATTCGTAAGCAAAAGGAATTTAATGTAACAACCAAACAACAAGCAGAGGAAGCTCAAAGGCTGTATCAGGCGTTCACTGCGTTGCGGCAAGGTACTCACGCTTTCGGGCAAAGTTTGTTATCGGAGGCAATGCCGTACATCGAGAAGGTTTTGAGTTTACTGCAAGACTTGGGATCATGGGTCAAAGATAACCAAGAGTTTATGGTTAATTTCTTGACAGTATTGAGCGTAGGTCTTGCGGGTCTTGCCGCCGCGACTATCCCGATAAACGCAGTTATTTTGGGATTGACTGCGCTATCCGGGGCTATCGCTCTACTTTATCAGGACTACCAAACTTGGAAAAAGGGCGGCGACACGTTTATTGATTGGGATAAATGGGAGCCTGGGATCAAGATGGCAGGCAATGCTATCAATTGGCTTAAGGGGCTACTTAATGATTTTATTTATCGCGCTATTGCTGGTGCTGACTTCCTGTCAGCTCTTTTCGCCCGTGACTGGAAGCGGCTTGCATTCGCCAAAAAAGAATTTATGGAAGGGGCACCTAAAATGGAGCCTCAACCTCAGCCTCAAACTCAACCGGGTGGCAAATTGGCTCCGAATGCAAGCGGGGTGATGTCATTTTTTCAGAGTCAAGGTTGGACCAAAGAACAAGCCGCCGGAATTGCTGCCAATATCAAACAAGAATCCAATTTCAACCACCAAGCCGTGGGTGATGATGGTAAGGCGCACGGCTTGGCGCAATGGCACCCGGATCGACAGGCGGAATTTGCGAAAAGATACGGCAAATCAATCAAAGAGTCTTCGTTTGAAGAGCAACTTGCGTTTATTCAGTTTGAATTGACACAAGGTAACGAGAAAAAAGCCGGTAATTTGCTGCGGGGTTCTAATAACGCCTACGATGCAGCATCAATCGTGTCCAAGCATTACGAGCGCCCTGCAAACCGGGAAGCCGAGGCGGACTCTCGCGGCAGGATGGCGGATTTAATGGTAGGTCAAGCTCCCGCGAATAGCTCTAGTGTGGAAACCAATATCGGGGAAATTAAAATTTACACAGCGGCGAACGATGCCAAAGGTATTGCGGATGACATGGGTACTGCAATGGATTCGCTGTTTTCTTCACAAGCCAACTACGGACTTAGATAGGTATGGCTATGATTACGTTCCCAAATGTACCAGATTTGCCGGGGGTGCCACTCATCCCCCGTTCGCCCAATTTTCCGCCGCTTGCCGGGATTGCATTGGGTGCTTTGGAAGGAATCATTTGGCGTAGCTTTCAGATAGACTCTCGATGGGGAATATTCGACGGCGAAGGTAATGCTATCGGCAACCCGCAGAACTTGATATTAGAATCCATCGGGCTAGGGTCAACCTTATCCACAAAGAGCGTTGAGTTCGCGAAAGAAACGCGGGTGAGCGACTTCCCACTTGAAAAGGGGGGCTTTGCGAGTTACAACAAGGTCGAAATGCCTGCCACTCCGATCGTAGTTTTATGTGTGAGTGGCAGAGAATCTGCTCGGCAAGCGTTCCTTACTGATATAGACGCGGCATGTAAATCGACAGATTTGTATAGCGTAGTTACTCCCGAAATAACTTACGTCAATTATGCTATTGAAAAGTATAATTACCAACGTAAAAGTGAAAAAGGATGCACTTTGCTGCAAGTCGAAATATCTCTGAAAGAGGTGCGCGAAGTGTCGGCTAAGTTCACCAAAGCCGAACCTAAGCAACCTGCCGCCGTGGCCCAAGTCGACAACGGCAAGGTACAAGCCCAGAAGCCGAGCGTATCTACACTTAAAAGCATAACTGATAAAATAGGGTTTTGACATGTTACAAATCCCATTGCAAGCCGTGCCGTCTCAGTTTACCAAAGTGGTATTGGGTAATCAGAATTTTCAGATTCTCTTACAGCAAAAAGAGCAGGGTTTGTTTGTAGATGTCAATGTCGATGGTGCGGACATTGTTACAAGTGTAATTGCGAGAGATAATGACGATATTCTTTGCCGCAAATATACAGGGGTAGTCGGTTCTCTCAAGTTCTACGATCTGCAAGGTTCGACTGATCCGCATTACACTGGTTTAAACTCTCGCTACGTTCTGATGTATGAATAAGAAACGACTGAAATTCATAATCACATTGGGTACCGGGAAATTCGGCGCCAGCGACAACGATCAAGTGACTCTGGAAGGATACCGGGCAACTGTCGACATAGACAAGGCTGGCGGGATGATGATGGGAACCTTGCGCGCCGGGATATATGGGGTTACTCAAGACGACATGAACAGTATAACTACGTTGCAATGGAAGCCGCAGGAAATAATACCTAACACAGTCGAGGTATACGCGATTGACGGCGATACGGAAACGTTGGTATTTGCGGGCAACATTGTGAATGCTTGGGGTGACTACCAGACGATGCCTGACGTGTATCTCAGGTTACAAGCACAATCCGCATTCATTAATCAACTAAAACCAGTGCCGCCGCGCAGTTTCCAAGGGGCAATTGACGTCGCCAGCGTGATGAGTCAGATTGCGCGCGATCTCGGGTATAACTTCGAGAATAATGGAGTGAGCGTCAGCCTGACCGATGTTTACTTGCCCAACACCGGATTGGAACAAGCCAAAGATTTAGCGCACGCCGCAAATATCGATTTGTACCTTGACGATAAAACGCTGGCAATCACGCCCGCAAACAGTCCTCGCGGGGACATGATTCCAGAAATATCGGCGGAATCTGGATTGATTGGCTACCCCACTTTTGACGGAATTGGGGTTAATTTTAAAACTCTGTTCAATCCTTCGGTGACGTTTGGCGGGCGTATCAAGTTGGTCACCGATATCCAGCAAGCAAAAGGTGAGTGGATAGTCACATCGATCGGGCATCGGCTGGAAAGTGAGAAACCCGGCGGGGAGTGGCTGTCAAACGTAAGGGGTAATGCGAATGGACTCGCAATCAGTAAATAGCGGCCTAGCCAAGCCTACTACGCAATGGGGCGAATTCAATAACATCGCATTTCTGGTGCAGCAAGCACTGCTTAAGGTACAAACCGCAACCCTCGTACGCATTGAATCCTGCACGAACAATGGGGGACTCGAACCGGTGGGATTTGTTGATGTTACGCCAATGGTTAACCAGATTGACGGTAAAGGTAATGCTACTCCGCACGTCACGATTTACAATGTGCCATATCTGCGTATCCAAGGCGGCGCAAACGCGATCATTATCGATCCGCAAGCCGGGGATGTGGGCGTGTGTGTTTTTGCTTCACGCGATATTACAAAGGTCAAATCCACAAAGGGTCAAGCCAATCCCGGCTCGTGGCGACAATACAGTTTTGCCGATGGCCTGTATTTGGGCGGCATGTTAAACGGAACTCCTTTACAATACATCCAATTTAATAATTTAGGCGTGACAATTACCGCGCCATTGGTTACTATAAACGGAAACGTTCGAGTGAATGGCGCGGTTGTGGCTACCGGCGATGTGACCGGTCAAGGTACTAGCTTGCATACTCACAAACATGGCGGCGTACAGCCGGGGAGCGGGCAGACAAGTGTCCCAGTTTAATACATTACTTTTAGATCGAACTGCATGGGATTTGGTGTTAGATAGCAACGGCAACATTGCCCTAGCATCACCGCCTTATGCCTTGGAGCAAGATGTTGCGAGTGCTGTTCGTTTGTTTCTTGGCGAACTTTGGTACGATACGACCAAAGGTATTCCGTACTTTGAAGAAATACTCGGGCAATTGCCGCCGGTATCCTTGTTCACTTCGTATATTGAAAAGGCGGCGTTGACTGTTCCTGGCGTAGTCTCCGCTCGCTGCGTTATTTCAAGTTTACAGAATCGAGCAATATCCGGCGAAATTCAATTTATAGACGATTCTGGCGCAGGGGGTTCGATTGTCTTCTAGCGTACCTCAAATTTCATTTACTCCCGCGGGCCTGGTTTTGCCGACGGAATCCGCAATACTCACGGGCGTCCAAGCTGACATTAATACCGCGTTCGGCGGCGGGGTCAATCCCGCACTGGAAACTCCGCAAGGTCAACTTGCATCCAGTGAAGCCGCAATTATCGCGGATAAGAATGCCGAAGTGGCATTCATTGTTAATCAGATTGATCCTCAATACTCGGACGGTCGGTTCCAGGATGCCATTGCTCGCATCTATTATCTGACACGCAAGCCTGCCACATCCACATCGGTTACGGCGACTCTTGGCGGAGTTCCTGGCACTGTTATTCCGGCGGGCACGCTTGCGCAAGATACCGGGGGAAATACATATTCTTTGACTGCGAATGTCACAATTGGCGTAGGGGGTACGGTAGATGCGGAATTCCAGAATATTGCAACAGGCCCGATCCCATGCCCAGCGTCGTCGCTTATCAAGGTTTACCAGTCAATATCAGGATGGGACACAATCACAAACGCAGCTGACGGAACTCTCGGGCAAGACGTGGAAACTCGTGAGGATTTCGAGTTCAGGCGTAAAAATTCTGTAGCCATTAACTCCAAAGGCACCCCTGAAGCAATTTATGCTGCGGTATTCGCGGTAGACAACGTTCTCGACGCTTATGTGATCGACAATCCCACCGGAGCGACTGTCAACACGGGCGCCACAAATTATCCGGTTATTGCGCATTCAGTTTACATTGCAGTTGTGGGCGGAATCGACGCCGATATCGCGGCGGCAATCTGGAACAAAAAGGATGTAGGCTGCGACTATAACGGCAATACTTCGGTAACTGTAACGGATGCTAGCGGGTACAGTTACCCCTATCCAACTTATACTGTCAAGTTTGAGAGGCCGTCGTCGCTTGCTGTTAAATTTGCGGTGGAAATAGTTGACGATCCTTCGTTACCATCAGACATAGTGACGCTTACCAAAAACGCGATAATAGCGAGATTTAATGGCACCGATGGCACTGTTCGAGAGCGCATAGGTGCAACTATCTTTGCAAGTCGGTATTACGGTTCGATAGGCCACAATGCGGCAGTAATAAGTATTTTAATAGGTACAAGTAGCCCTACGCTAACTCAGGTACCTGTCGGTATTGATCAGAAGCCCACTTTGAGTGCTTTGGATATTTCGGTGACATTGATATGATTGACGTAGAACGAACGATAATAAGCCAATACGCCAATAGCGCTACTATCGTGTCGCTCATTAAAGACATGGACGAATGCATCGATCCTCGTACCGATTTTGATACGTTTTATGATTACGTTTGGAATGTGGAAACGGCGCAAGGATTCGGTTTGGATGTTTGGGGCCGGATTGTGGGGGTTTCCAGATTACTCAACGTGCCTGGTGGTACTCCGAATCCAGGCGGGTATCCGTTCACTCCGGGTACTTATGAATTGAGCGACGCTCAATATCGCACTGTGTTGCTCGTGAAAGCTCTCGCGAATATCTCAGATAGTACCGCAAACAGCATTAACACTTTGTTTAGCAACTTGTTTGCGACGCGAGGACGCTGCTATGTATTAGATATGGGTGCAATGTCGATGCGATTGGTGTTCGAGTTTTACTTGGAACCATTTGAATACGTGATAATAAATACCATCGCACCACGTCCGGCAGGAGTTCTACTTAACTTATTTCAAGTTGACCCTGAGCAGACTTTCGGATTCCGAGAGGCAATACAGTTCCAGCCATTTAATCAAGGTACATTCTATCAACCATGAGCATAACACGGCCAAGTAATCTAACCACACCTTTCGCCAGCGGCGGTGCGAAAAATTCAATACCGGTAGCCACGGCATCTCCGAATGCTTCATATACTGACGGTTTCCCGCCGGTAACAATGCTGCCATTGAGTGCTGGGGGTATCCCGCCAGAGGGGCAGGATTTTAACGGGATATTCTACGATGTCACTAGCCATACTGTTTGGGTCAATGCTGGCGGTCAATATCAATTCGATTCGGCGTTGTCTACGGCAATAGGAGGCTACCCGATTGGTATGGTATTGCAATCGAACGATGGACTGAATAGCTATGTGAGCACGATTAACAACAATACGATCGACTTCAATTCGACGCCTTCGAGTATTGGGATTGAATGGATGCCTTACGCCGGGAAAGAGGTTTATGTTAGACGCGGATATATTTTTTATATGGGGTGCATGTAAATGGACAGTGGAAAATTAGGTTCTGTTGATTGCGATACAACGTGGAAACTGGTTGGTACAATTACGGCCAATGGATTCGTACTATCAGTGAGATTCACAAATCTAACTGCAAACACAGTGAGATGTAAAGTTGCTATAGGTAATTCTTTAGATGGATCTGTGCCGTATACGAAGGACATGACGAATGGGGGTGTTTCCATAAAACCGTTCGGTATAGCGGAAGATACCGGTATTGTTATGAGCAATGGAGAAAGTGTTTGGGTAGCCGCCAGCGTGGCTAGCGGCGTGTCAGCTAGAGCTTACGGAGTAATATAAATGGGAGCGTATACAACCCCTGATTTAACAAACACTTTTCAGTTTGTAGGTACGATACCGACAAAAATAGTTGGCGCCGGGTACATGGGTGAATTTGGTTCAGGTTTATGGCGGCAATTCCTATCTTCAGGCACGTTTGTCATACCATCGAATATAACTACCATCCGGGTTCGTGTTTTCGGTGGTGGCGGTGGTGGTGCTCAAAATAATGGCGGTGCGGCATCGGGCGGCGGTGGCGGTGGTTTTGCTGTAGGCGTGTTCACTGTTACGCCGGGGGCTTCGTATACTGTAACCATTGGGGCAGGCGGTGCTGGTGGGGCTACTCCGGTGGCACCCGGTGCAGCCGGGGGTACCACGTCATTCGGAGCGTTAATATCTGCTACCGGCGGGGGTGGTGGTGTATATGGGGCTTCTACCGCTACAGGCGGAGCTGGCGGCACTGGTACCGGCGGTGATTATCAGGCTACAGGCGGAGCTGGTGGTACTATGACGGGGGCAGGACAAGGTGGCGGAGGTGCTTCTGGTAGTCAATTGGGTACTGGGGGTGCTGGGGTCGGGGGTGCGTTGGCAATATCCGCTGGCGGAGGTATTGGGGGCAATCCTGGCGTAGCTACGGCGGCGGGGTCGGCTTTTGGGCCAGGAGGCCAGGCTCTGTTTATATCCGCAGGCGTGGGTGGACCTGACATTCGCGGAATATTCAGCAACAGTGCGACTGATAACGACAACCCGATAAACGCCGTAATTCGATTCTTTAGTGATGGGTATACTGGGGCAGCAGCACCTGCTACCAGTGGTGTTGGTACCAATACTTCTGGATCTGGCGCTGGGGCCAGCGGTCCGTCAGGTGGAGGCTCTACTTATGCTGGAATTTGCGGCGGCGGCGCTGGGTATAATACCGGCCTAAGCCGACCTGGACTGGCTGGGGGTTCTGGGGCCACCGCGTCAGGAGCAGTCCCAGCGTCCGGCGGAAACGGTTTCTGCATAGTGGAGTTTTAATCATGACAAATTTTGCAAGGGTTATAAATAATGTAGCGGTAGATGTATCCCCCAATCCAGACGAACAGTTTCATCCAGACATTGCGGGTGAATTTGAAGAAGTTCCAGATGACGTTCAATGTGGATGGCGCCTGGTTGATGGAGACTGGGAAGCCCCTTCTAGTACCATTGGGCATGTCGAGTCGATTGTACCGAAAGAAGTCGACCCAATAACGTTTAAGCTGCTGTTCACATCGGCGGAACGTATCGCTGCAAAGGAATTGCGCGCAACTGACCCGGTTATAGATGATTTTTGGTCAATATTGGATGATCCGCGCACCAGAACGGTCGATATGCGAATAGCGTCAGTCCAAGCTGCCATTGAGCATACTCTAGATGCAATTGAAGCTGAGCCTGGGCGTAAGGATCAAATTTTACAGGGGATCGTGCAATGACTACCTATTTACCGATTAATTCTGACAATCAGGCGACCCGACAAGACGCCCTTGTGGTTATTGGTGCTAAACCGAAGAAAATTGTCGATACTACTGGGAGCGCAACTCACAATATTATTTGTGAGAATTTGCGAGATACTGCGTTGGAAACCGATTCTGACTGGCAGATTAAATTTTGGCCAAAGACTTCCCCGTATATCATGACGTGGGCGATTGATTCCGATACAAACAAACCTACTAGCGCGTATCAGTTCAGAGCAAGCGACCGTTTAAACTTAAATCACGGGTGACATTATGGCAGTTGATAACTGGTATGAAGGATTTCTGGAAGAAGGGTTCATGGCCAAACTTCCGTCGGCCGCATATGATGACTCGGGCAATTTTCAATATTTGCAGTCAGATACCGGCCCGATCGGCTTTGGTATTCCCGTTTACACATACGGGCAACAACCAAACCCATACGCTGTACCAAAATATACCGAGATACTTATTGACCCTGCGTGCTTAACAGGTAGTGGCGCGACTACTCAGGGCATCAAGATGCGTTCGGACTTGGTTAATTGGCGGTTTGCCGATGCCGGTCAGATTTTATATGCAAACTCTGGTTCTATTGCCACTCCTTTGGTTTCCGGCGTAGCTGCTGGGGCACTCATAACGACGGAAGTGAGCATGTGGGGGAGTCTAAATCCTATCATGATTCCGGCCTTTATGTTATATAAAAATTTCCGGGGTAGACTCAAGTGCACACTCATAAAAAGTGGCACAACTGCCGGGTGGGAAATATGGATAAGAATCGGTAAGACTCCGATAAGCGGCGGTGTTGCTGCAAATGATCAGCTATTCTTAGTGCAGTCTCTGGCCAATGCAAATAACGGGCAATACCAAGTAGATGTGGAGTTTGTTATAACTTCGGCGGGCGCGAGCGTTTTTGGGGCACTGCCTGGGGACACTACCTGCGGGTTTACTACTAAGTTCCGAATGACTCCGAACTTGAATATCACGGGTATGGTGGTAGATAAGGGCACACAAATGGCCACTGATGCCGATACCATTGTGAACATAAACGTTCGTGGAAC